AATAGGGAATAACATCAGAGTATTTGAAACTTCTCAAATAACAATACTAAACTCTCCAGAAACAATAGCAGAGTTTAAACAATTTATAAGTAATCAAACAATTGATTTTCAAAGAGAAATAAGTCCTATAAAAGCTTTTGCTTTAAAATATAACATGGACACTTCTGGTTTTATAAGAAAAGAGATTGTTACCAGTCAAGTTAAATTTCAAGCAAAACAATTAGGTGTAGAATTAGTACAAGCTACTGGAGGAAGTCAAAGTTTCTACATAAAAAAAGATGGTAAAAAACACAATCCTTTTTCAGGTAAACACGGATTAAGCAGAATATCGGGAACAGGAGTTAAAGTAGCTAAAGATTCATTACAACTTACATTAGATAAACTAAAAGAAAAGTTTGGAGTAGATTTTATCATAGATACTAGCATAGAGGAATTAGGACAAGTAGATCCTACATCAGGAAAAATTCGTATTAACCCAAATAAGGCTACTACAGATACACCTTTCCATGAATATGCTCACTTATTAGTTAGGTTAATTAAAAATCAAAATCCTAGATTATATGGTAAATTAATCAAAGATCTCAGAAAAATTAGTCCAGAGACTTTAAAAAAAGTAGAGGATTTTTACCCTGATTATAACAAAGAAAGGCAAGAAGAAGAGGCACTAGTTGTATTGTTAGGAATAAAAGCTTCTGAATTAGACGGGTTAGGAGAAAAAAATAAGGGAATTATAGCTAAACTATGGGATGCAATTAGTCAATTTTTTGCAGATGCTTTTGGTATAGGTAAAAATACGTTTAATGCGTATACTACATTAGAGGATATTGCAGATATATTGATAAATGAAAGGAAAATAGATTTAGCACCATATATGAATGGAGTAGCTGAAGCACAAAGAGATGGAAATTCTTCTTACAGTGTAGCCTATGCTAAAGCTAATGATGTTCAAAAATCTATATTAGCTGTTATTAAAGATAATATACTAGATGCAAATTTTAAAGTTAATCCTAAGAATAACAAATATGAATCAGAGCAATACCCTGACATTAATCTTAGAAGGAACACAGAAGTATTAGCTGAAGATGAATTTTACTCTTTTGAAGGAGAATCTGAAATAAGAACTCTTAGTACGGATTGGGGAAATTTAATAGATAGAATAGGGGAGATAGCTTTTCAAGGAGGGTCGCTAGAAGATGCGAATAAAGCTATATTAGAGATGAATGTTGAAGAAGGAAGGTTAGACAATGATATAGTTGATCAATTGCATACTTATTTTGCTTATCTTAAAAACAAAGATCCAAAAAGTGTATTTCTTACACAAGTTGTTCCATTTAATTTAGAAAAAGGAGAAGCTGGAGCAATTGATATATTAGAAATAGAAGAATCTGGGAGTGTAATTTTATATGATATTAAATCATCAAAATATACTACTGATACAGAAGAAGGATATGAGTACACTAGTCCATCAGGAATAGAAAGTATTAGGAGATATGATTTAGCCTTTAAAAAAGGTAAAGCAAGTATCAAACAAAAGCATGAAGGTCAGCTATCCAAGTATAAAGGCTACCTAGCTTCAAAGGGTGTAGCAGTAAGTGACATTTCTGTCATTCCAGTTCATCTTTCTGGTATTAACAACACTTTAGTAACTAAAGTAAATTTCGAACCTCTAAAGAGCACTTTGAATAGATCATTCGACGAGCAGTCCAAGTTGGTTCAAAAATATGCCAAGGATAAGGACTTTTCTGGAGAGCAGATTGAAGTTTCTAAAGAAACTGTAGCTGCTCAGACATTACATGAAAAAGTGTTAATATTACTAGAGAAAGAGATTAAAAAGCTTCAAACTGAAGGAGGAGCTTATTCAAAATTAAGAGAAAAACAACTTACAGATCTTCAAGGTAATATTAGAGGAATAAAAGCTGTAATAGCATTAGAAAGATTTTCTGATAAGCTATACACTATGTTTGTGGAATTTGAGAAATCAGATGGTACAGTTAGTGATGCTACAAATTTCAATATAGAAGCTATTAAAGTGTTTTCTGCTATTGAAAGAGGAGAGTTAGATGGATTTGCTGCTATGAATGCTTTAGAAGAAATCATCTCACATATTGATATGTACAAAGATACTCTAACAAGTCTCAGAGCATTCTATTATGACAATTTAAAAACCAATACTAACAATATTGACTCAAATTCTCAGTTAACTAAAATAGGTAAAACATTAGAAAACTTTTCAAAAATAGAAGCTAGAATTGGTGGTAAAGCTTTAACCTTGTTAGCTGGTAAATTAGCTGAAACATTTAATGTTAGCATAAAAGAAAATATTAAACCACAAGTTGATAAATTAAATAATCAATTAGAAGAAGCTTTAAATGCTTTGAGTAAGAAAAATAGCAGAAAATTAGCTTTACTTACTGAAGATTTAGATAAGAATAAAACTACTATGGAATACCATAGAGAAATTGATAATATTACTAATAGTTATCAACAAAAAATAGATAATTTACTTAATGCATTAGGAGATGAAGATAACATTTTAAAATTGCTACAAACAGGATATAGCGGTGTTGAATACTTTGATAGAAAGCTTACTTCTATGAAAGATATGCCTAACCCTATACTAGCTCAATTTGCTAAAGTTTATGAAAGAGAAATCATAAGTGCAAGAGAAAACATGCAAGCTTGGGGCATAAATGCCAGCAAAGCTATTAAGAAAATAGGAGGCACAGTAACAACTAATTCAGAATCTGTAAATGAAGAGTACATCACATTAGTAGGAGATAAATATCATTTGATAAGTGAAATAGATTTTCAAAAATACAATTTAAATAAAAAGAATGCTGAAGATCTTATAGACTTGCAGAATGATGATTATGGTACTATTATAAGCTTAAAAAGAAAATGGGTTTTAGATAATACTAAAGAAGTTCCTGACAATGATGTTACAATTAAAAACCCTTACACGAATGAAGAGATAGTAATAATCAAGGGGAAGAAAAGTATTATAGCCGAGCAAGAAAGAATTCTATTAAAAGAATTCGGCTCAAAGGCTTCTGAGAATTATGAGAGAGCTTTATTTAGCTGGAAAGAAAGAAACATCATTGAAATGAATGGTGTAACTACTTACATAGGATTTGCATTTAGAATGCCTAATAATGATTACATTGATTCTAGGTATGCAGGTATTCAAGGAAACGTGAATAAAAAAGAGTACTATGACTTTATAGCTTTTTCTTTTGCCAAGGCTCATAGTATGTACCCAAAAGTTAGGACTATTCAAAGTATAAATGAAATACCTGCTATTTTTAAAGGAGATGTAGATAGAATGTATCAGAATGGACTAAAAGATTATGCTACTTTTAACTTCAAGAATACTTTTGGAACTGTAGCAGAAGAAGATATTAATCTTTATGGATCACAAGCTCTAGGTATTGAAAAAGCTGTTCCTATTAAATTTCAAAATAAAATATCTGCAAACGAAGTATCTAAAGATTTAGTGGCATCTGCTGCTATTTATCTAAAATCAGCTGAAGAGTACTTAGTTAATAGTAATGTTAGGGGAATGGGTGAATTACTTAAAAAACAATTAGGTCAACAAGGAGAAACACTTAGTGTTAATGGAGTTAAATACTTTGAAAATGCAGCAGAAAGTTTAGGATTAGATCTTAAAAAATACAAAGAGAAATACAATGGTAATAATACTTTAGCAATGCTCGAAGCTTACATTGATAATAACTTATATGGTATAAAAGAAGATTATGAACCTTATAGAATGTTTGGCAAAGAATTTAATGCTGGAAAACAAGCTAATTGGTTAATGAAAATGATGTCTCTTACCAGTATTGCAGGTAAACCATTGATAGCTTTTGCTAATGGATTACAACAAAATACAATGCTTGCAATGGAAGCAGCTGCTGGTGAGTTTATGTCAGGTAAATCTTGGAGAAAAGGACTTGGTAAATACGCTGCTTATGAAGCAGATTTTATGTCTGATATGGCAGAACCTACTAAAAAGTCTTTAATAGGTCAATTAATAGATATATATGATCCTATACAAGGTAATTTTGAAGATCATTTTGGAAGAAAAATAACTGCCAGTAATGCTAAAAAACTTATGCAGACTAGTAGCTTGTATTACATGATGAAAGCAACAGATCACCAAACTTACGTAGGCTCAATGCTTGCTGTAATGGGTGAAACTAAAGTTACTGATCAATCTGGAGAGCAAATAGAATTATTAGATGCTTATGAATTAGGTATAGATGGTATTATCAAGTTAAAAGATGGTATTGTTTTAAATAAAGGAAATTATAGCAAGAGTAAAGTCCATTTTGAGATGAAAGAGAAAATGGATGCTATGAATAGAAGATTACATGGGGTCTATGATAGATTAAATAGACCAGAAATTCAGAAATCTGCTGCGGGAAGGCTTGTGATAATGTTTAGGAAATTTGCAACTCCTGGCATTAAAAAAAGATACAAAAGAATGGGGGTTGATCAATCTTTAGGAACAATTACAGAAGGATATTACAATACTTTCTTTAGAATGTTACTTAAAGAATCTAGTGAATTATTAAAATACGTAACTTATAATGAAAATAACCTTACTCCTATGGAACAAGCTAATGTAAGAAGATTTTTATTTGAAGCTATACTTACTATGTCATTAGCTATATCTATAGCATTACTAGAATCATTCTTTGATGATGAAGAAGATGAAGATACTAAAAGATTAATAGGGTATCCATTATATCTATCTTTTAGATTAAGCTCTGAATTGGGCTTCTTTTACAATCCTTATGATTTATTTAGAATACTTAGAAGTCCTACAGTAACTTATTCAATGTTACAAAGATCTCTCAAGTTTTTTGGACAGCTAGCCGATCCAACTGAAGAATTCAAAAAGCAAACTGGGCCTTTTGAAAAAGGAGATAGTAAGTTATACGCTTATACTTTAAAATTATTAGGATTAAATGGTAATACTAATAACCCTGACGTAGCTTATTTAAACTTAAAAAATCTTATTAAAAACGGTATATAATCCTCCAATAGTTAAAGTGTAAATTAAAGGGAAGCTAATAACTTCCCTTTTTACATATTATTTTTTACCATATATCTCAAATACCTTACAGACTTTTAATTTTATCATTAAACAATGACTAATAGTTCGCTTTTTTTCTACTAAAATATTTAAAATTATTGTTCCATTTTTTTCAGCTAAAGGAAACAACGTCATAGGTTCTTTTCTATCCAAAATAAGAGATACCATTTTATTAAAATCTGGTAATTTATGAACATCTTCGCTATCTATGTCTATTACTATTTTTAATCTACCTTGCATCATTTTTTTGATTTTCTATTAAATATCTGTATTGAATAAAACCTCTAAAATTCCTACACCAACCATCACCAGATTCTTCCATATTAGGTATTTCAAACTTACCATCTGTTAATTTTCCTGAAACGTGTCTAACGTATTCTTCATCAGTCATAGCTTGAGCACAATGCTCCAAAGGAGAAGCATGTCCATTAACAACTAATGTATCATGTAATGCTATATCAGCTTCATAATTGATTTTAGGATTATCTCCAAAAGTTTCATAACTAATCCTAGCACATCTTGCAGAAGCTACCATTACTTTAAAATCTTGTAAACCTTCTTTAGTATACATATCTGAAGGTTCAATTCTATCACCCAAAGGTATATGCCATTCACCAGCTTTCAATTCTTCAGGAATAGACTCATTTAAAGCATCCCACATTAATTCAGCTATAGCTTGAATATGTATTTCAGCTTGAGATTTATTAATTTGTAACCATTGTAAAGTATTACCTAAAGGCAAATTAGAAATATTAGTATCTCTATCTTCTAAATATTTGAGAGCATCTTTTACACTTCTAAAGTATTTTTTACCACCTTTCCCATCATCTCCACCATATTGAGGACATCTCAAATTAAAGAAATTTTCCCATTCAGTAGCAGTTACAATTACTGTACACCACATAAATGGTTCAAGAAGTCTATTGCAAAGTTGTTTAGTAGTTCCAATATCAGATAATTCAAATGCTTGTCTAACTGCTCTATCCCTAGCTTGTAACCAATTGTCTTTTAATTCTTCTATAGTCTCTTCATCAGTAAAATATTCAGTTCCCTGCATACCTTTGTGATTCTTTTGCCATGCAATAGGAACAAATGGATTTTCTTGTACCATTTTAACCATTTTTTTAAATGGTATAGCTCTTGAAGATGCTGAATTTCTACTGAACACTCTATGAGTATTAAACTCAGCTAATACCATTCTAGGAAAAGTAATCTTCATTGTAGTGATCCTATCTTTTTGAGTATTTATAGAATCAGCTAATATTTCACATTTCATCATTTGATTTCTTCTAAGGTTAATTTGTATTTTTTATTATCAACGATAATAGTCTGACCATTTATTTCTTGTACTTTTTTATAAATATCAATATGTGAAATATTAAAATATTTACAAATAGCAGTTCTAACTAAGTGACCTGATAAACTATTTAATTTCCAACTATTCATAATTGTTTTGCATTTTTTTTTATTTATAGATAGAACATCAACATGTGTATATCTAACATTATCATCACCTAAAGAAAAAGCATTCATCATGATCCTGTTGATCCAAACCCATCAAAACCTCTTTCTGTAGATGATAATTCTTCTACAAATTCAGATTCAATGAATACATATGGAACTATTAATAACTGTCCTACTTTGTCTCCTACTCTGTAAATAGGTACTTTAAATGGAGTAGGAAAATTAGCTACTCTTATTATAGCTTCTCCTGACTCATTCAAATAAGACCTGTCATACAAACCGTTTATCTTATATCTAAATTCAATTTCACCTCTGTAACCAGAATCTATAACACCTACACTATTAGCTAATACTAATCCCTTTTTACAATTAGAGCTTCTAGCACTAATTAATCCTACATAACCTTCAGGAATCTCTATAGCTATTCCTGTCTTATACTTGATATATTCAGCATGTTCTACATCTTTTACAAGCTCTATACTTACAGCCGTTAAATCTATTCCTGCATCTCCGAATTTAGCATGTTGAGGTAATATAGCCTTAGGATGCAATTTTTTAAATCTTATTTTCATTGTATTTTATTTTATGTAAATTTTTTCATAATGATTTAACAAATGTTTAACGTATCCTTTAAGTATTTTTCGTCCTTTAAACATAAAAACATTATCTTCACCAGTATAATAAGCAAGAATTAAGGCATTAAAATCTTCTTCATTGTCTATAAATACAGCTTCATCTAAATCGTCTATTACTTGGTTGCTTCTATTGTCCATCACTCAATATTAATTCTAAAAATTCTTGTTCTGATATTTTGTTATTTAAATATTTTTCTTGTATCTCATTAAGGACTACTGCTCTTTGTAATTCGTTATTTAATTCTAATAAATTAACTAATACTAATTCCTTGTGTTCAGGAACTAATTTAGTTAACATGCCTTTTATATCGTGATTGCAATTAATTCTGATTATAGCTTCAGTTGCCATAAAATTTATTTATTAAGTTAAAAAAAATAGCCCTAACTAAAGAGCTAGGGCTATTAATTAAGTAGCTATAAGGTCATACCACTTCACAGGAACCACCTGCACAAGCCATTTCTCCTTTTAGATCTGTATTATCAAATGTTTCCAATATATGATCTATGTTAAAATTGGTAAAATCTACTGATCCTACCATTTCTTCATATTTCTCTTTAGAAATATCCTCGAAAGGAGTCTGTTTGTATGTTCCACCATGATAAGGAAATACTGACAAACCATTATAGCTATCTTTGTTTTCCCACATCCATTCTACTGCTTGTTCCCATTCATCATCTTTTAAATTTACTGTAGCAGATACATTATGTAAATTTTTTCCATCAATAAATCCTGATTTTATCCAATTATCACTTACATATTTAACTCTTTCTAATAAATTAAAAGGAGATTCATGACGAAGTGTTGAATTTTCAGGTGATTCAATTGGAATAGAAAGTAATGATACAGTTTGTTCACTACCAATTTTATCTTCTAAAAGATAAGGGAACTTTTTAAACAAATAAGTATAAAGAGGAGAACTTTTTAATACAGTAAACCTTCTAATATAATAATCATTATGCCAAGCATGAATACCGGAGGAAGTACCTAATACTAAACTAGTAGTACCTGCTGGTTTAACGCAAGTAGTTCTAGCGGCTTGATTAATACCTATTATTTGTGCTATTTTTTTATTAGTTTCAATTACAACTTTTGCAGCTTTATTTAAATCATATTCAAATACCTTATTTGAAGCAATTCCTGTCATAGATACTCCTATTAAAGCATCTTTTTCAGTAGTTTGTCTCCATATAGGTCTGATGTAATGAAAATCTGTATATCCTGCTTGCAAAGTTCCTAAAAAAGAAGCTGCTTCACATCTTGATAAAAAATCTTCCTCACTACTTAAATCAGAAGCGTTTATTTCTGTTAAGTTACAAAATTGAAATGCTCTTAAAGCTATTTCTACACAAGGATTAGTTCCCCATTCTATATCATTAGTTAGATATACTCCAGGTTCTCCTGCTTGAGATAATTCTGCTTTTTTCCATATATTAACAAATTCTTCTTTTGTAACTGTGTTTCTGTTTAAAACTGCACTGTTATTAGCTCTACCTCTTTGCTCATTATTTTCCCACCAGTTTCCTGATTTAGATAATAACATATCTTCATCATCTTTGTCAAATAAAGATATTAAAGCTGCTCTTCTTATTCCACCAGCTAATACAGAGTCTGCTATGTGACATATAATGTCATGTACTTCTATAGATTTCAATTTTCTACCTACTGATCCTTCAAGTATTGATTCTATTTTTTCAATACAATATTTTAAAGGCTCAGGGCCAGGTGCTTTGCCTCCTGAAGTTATTAAAGGCATACCTTTTTCTCTTATATCCCCGTATTCAAAATCTACTTTATAATGATCTTCTTTAAAATAAGATTTAACCAAAAAGTTGATAGCATCAGCCCAACCTTCTATAGAGTCTCCTACAACATATCTTGTTCTTATAGGTATAGGAGCAACAACAGAAGGTAATTGATCTATATGATGCTTTTGTACTGAATAACCTAACCCTGTTCCTCCAAGTAATAAAAACATTGCTTCAGAAAAGAATTTGTAATGATCCACTGGGCCAAAGGCACAATTAAACATTCGAGAATTGTTCAGAAAAATAGGAAAGCCCCCAAATTGGAGACTTCGCATGGACGGCAGGACTTTCTTAGGTATTACAAAATTGGTATAAATTTTGGTTATTTCTGAGGCTAATTGAGGATAAGAGCTAATGTGCATTTCTTTATTTCTATCACATATCTCTACCCAATTTTCCCTTCTTCCTTTATCTTTATTAAACTTTGCATACTTTTCAAAAATGGTAATGTCAGATAAGATTTTAGAATTTAAATTCATGTTATTGGAGTTTATTAGGATAGACAAGTTACGAAAGTATAAACTATTTATAATCAGGGTTTTCCTGAAAAAAGTTAAATTTCATAATTACCAATAAACATGATTTTTATTATTCAAAATTAAATAGTCATTACATTCTTTAAATCCACCTTTAAAACTCATTTTGGCTTTTATAGGATGATCTGATTCAAAAACAAAATGCTTTGTAGTATCTATATATTTCTTAAAGCTAATAGCATTTTTTCCCCACAATAAAAAACATATATTTTGTTTGTTTAAAGATAAATCATTAATTACTTTTTCAATTAATGATCTCCAAACAAAAGCATGACTATTGGGGATTCCTTGTGCTACAGTTAATGAAGTATTTAATAATAATACTCCTTGTTTAGCCCAAGTTTCTAATGTACAATCTTTATCTAAATTGAGCGTACCTAAATAACAATCTTTTAAACTATATTTTATAAAAGACAAGCTTGGAGGTAGCTTGTCTTTAAATTTTATAGGTACACCAAAAGCTAGCCCGTTTGCTAATCCGGGATTATAATAAGGATCTTGTCCTAATATTACTACTTTTACATCTTCAAATGGTGTTAATTCAAAAGATTTTAATACATCTTGTTTATTTGGATAAATATCTTTATTAATGTAAGTGTATTTATGTAATGTTTTTATCTTCTGTATATAAGATACCATCTCTTCTTCTTTGGGAAAATTCAGGTTTAACATCATAATCAAACATTTTATAAGATATTTTTTCTTTTTCTAAATCAAAAAATTCGTAAAGATCCAAGTGACTTGGAATTTTCTCATTTAAAGATTTTTCCATTTCTCTTCTTAACTCTTCACTTTTGTATAACACTTTATATATTTTCATTTTAGTAAGATCAACTAGTTTGTTACTAGTCAACTTGTGTAGAAAATGAAAATAATTATTTATTATATCTTTGGACGATTCTGATATACTTGAGTATTTAGAATCTATTATTAACATTACGTCTTTTAAAATACTCTCAGATATACTATATTCTAAGAAAACGTAATCATTTTTATATGTAGTATTTATCAATTTATCATTAGCTATTTTACTAATAAAAAGAGTAAAATCTTCTATAATTTTATTATTATAAACTAACACTAAACTATGTCCAGTAGCTTTAGGTAGTAAATAAGAATTGATAAAACAAAATTTTTCTATATTTAATTGTTCAGGAGTAAGAATCAAAGGACAAATAAAGAAATTACTAGTTCTTGATCTATCTAAACTTAAAATAACCTTATTTGGGTGTTGTGAATTTTTTGTTATGTAATTTATTTGAAAATATATATCTTCAAAATCTATGTAAGACTTCAATTTAAAGCTAAAATTATTATTTGAAAAAGGATAAGGTTTTATAACTACTTCATCATCTGTATTAGATACAAAATACGAACTATTAGGTACTTCAATTATGAAATCCCTAGCAGTGCAGTACATTTTAACGTCTCCAAATTTTCTATAATAACCCATTACCAGTTGCTTATCTTGTGAAGTATTGGTGGAACTTTTAATATTTCATCTCCAAATAAAAGAAGTTCAAATGCTTCTTTGGTGAATTCGATTCCCAGTTCTCTAAATAAATCTTGCTCGTTTCTCAAAAGATAGACAAGTCTAAAATTCTCTGCAAATTTATAAATAGATTCTGGAAAATCAAAATTTTCCATGTAAGTTCTTAGGGTTACATGGATATAATTTTTAGTAAATACTCCTTCAAGCAATTTATCGGCTTTTTTATCACCTATTCCAGGAACTCCTTGAATATTGTCAGTAGTATCTCCCATTAAACATTGTTTAAACAGGAATTTTAAAGCATCTTCTTCTGAAGTTTCAACTATAGTACTTTTGCCATAATTAAAATGAAGTCCAATTGCTTGGTTTAATACATCTTTATCAGGGCTACATATAATGGTATTTATGTTTAACTCCAGATAATACTTTTTTATAAGATGCTGAAATATTAACACATTATCATCAGCTTCTAAACCATCATAAACAAAAGCAATATTGTTTAAATAAGCTTGTAATCCATAAAATTTAGGAGGTCTTAAAGTGTTTCTATTTCTATTGCCTTTATAAGGCTTTGTTTGAGCTACAGAGTGTCTAAAAGTTCTGCTCTTAGACATAAATAATATATAATGATCAGAATTAGAATCAATCACCATTTGATTGATTCTTTTCTGAGTCTCCGCTATTAATTCTTCCATAGACAGCTCAACATTGTCTTGGGAATAAGTACTATAATACAATAAACTATCAGCATCTATCAATGCTATTCTTTCTCTACCTGTCATTAAATTTAGATTTTTTTTCTAAATTTAGTTAAAAATTAATCTTTTACACAATTTAATTCTTCTTCTAGTAATTGTTTAAATTTTGCTTTTAAATCATCTTTATTAATATTATTGCTATATACAAATTTCAATATGTGTTCAGGATAATTTCCACTAAATCTTTCTATTTTAAAATTATTAAATTGGATACCATCAACATTAGTGTCATCAAATAATACACTAATTTCTTTTAGTGGAAAATCTTCACGTACATATAATGTTTTTGGTGTATTCAAATTTAATATATATTTAATGATATTTAAAGAACTATCAGAATAACTATCATGTCGAACTAAATGAGGGTATGTAACATAATAATCTTTTGAACATATTGTAGGGTCTAAATGATCTACATCATAAATAATAAGAGAATTTTTTAAGTTGTTATATTCAAATTTAACTTTTTCTTTATTAATTGCATTAAAAACTAAAATGTAATCTAAACAATATTCATAATGTTGAATATTTCTTTTTGAATACTCTACAATATTAAGATGTATGTTTGAAAAAAATGAAGTAAAAGTTATTTTACCTGTTTTTTTCTTTAAAACACTAGTATTCCTTATACTTTCATGAAAATTCATATAAGATGCCTTATTATATCGAAATAAAGTATTGTTATTCATGTAACTAAAAAACAAATTGTTAAATAATATACTACTTTCATCATTTAACTTTAAGATTTTTAGTATTGTACTTGGTGAGCTAGATATTGCAAATTCTAACATACTACATCAATTAATTCAACCTTTTTAGAATCTTCTAAATAGTTTTCCATATAATACAACTGTTGAATACAAAAAGTCATATGAATAGTCATCTTTAATGGAACAGGCATTATACTAGTGCCCATCTTTTCATTATAACATAGATTAGTTGCTAAAGCCATCATATTAGCTGCAATACTAGCTCCACAATGAGGAGTAGATTTAAAATTACAAGGAACATCAGGAATACTAGCATCTTCAAACAATGAACTATCATAATATTCTATTTGTCTATCAAATAAAGGTTCTTTCTTAGACAGTATAAATATATGATAATTCTCCGCTTCAGCCCTTCCATCTATAAAATAATTTAGCTCTTTATTACTTAAAAAATCCATAAATATTTCCCTTCTAGCTGACATATTATCTACACAAGAAAATATAATATCTTTCATCATTGACTTAGACTTTTTGTCAATATTTGAGAAACTACATTTTTTTAATGTAATATGACATTCACTACCCATAGCCTGTATCAATTCTTTAATTGAATCTGCTTTATATTCACCAATTTGATCATTTAAATATAATTGCCCTGATACATTATGTTCTTCTATTTTATCATAATCAATCAAAATTATATGATTAAAAGATTTGCTTAAATAATATGCTAAATAAGAACCTATATTTCCTAATCCTACTACGCTTGCACTAGAACGAGAAATTAAAGAATACCATGTAGCTTCATTAAATCTTATTGTACTTGACATAATTATATTAATTTATTTTACATTGTAAATTCTTCTAAATCTGAATATTGTTCTAATAATTTTTCATCAGGATTTATTTCTAAATCATTAAAAACAATTAATAAAAATTCTGCTATATGAGATCCTTCTTTAGAAACTGCTTCTATTTTAACTAATTGTTCAATTTTGGTAAAAAACTCATTGCTTATCATATGAGCATTGTTATTACAAAATTTTATTGATTTTTTAATAGCATCTTTATTAAATAATCCTTTTGAATTAAGAATTCTACAAGTAACTTTTGGAATATTCAAGTTTTTATACATGAAAGAAATATGAAGATACTCTTCTATAGCAGGTCTATTTTTAAATAAATCTAATGGACTTGTCTTAGTGCTCAATGCATGTTCTAGCATTTGAACTATGAAACTATTAAAGTTAAATCCTTTTTCCATATATGGAGAACTTTTATAAGATAATGCTAACTGCTTATTAGCAATTCTTTTCTTAGCTTCCTCATTCAACATAGAAAATTTATCTGTAATAGTATCTTTTGTTATACTTATTTGCATTTCAGAATAAAAAATTACCTTATCTGTATTCACTAAAAATGAAACTTCAGTATCATTTTCGTTGTTTATAGTATAATCATTTTTTCTACTAGTAATGCATATTCTTGCAGTGTATCTTCCAGCATAATTTACTATTAAAGATATATAATATAAATGATCGGGAGCATTCATTTTTAACTCATCATTATCTTCTCCACTAAAAAACGTAGACATACTATGATGTGTATGAATTAACCCTACTCTGTTATTTAAACTATCATCTAATAACTCAGGATATTCATCCATCAAACCAGAAATATGATCACTTACTTTAGCTTCCGTGAAAGAAGCGTCTCCTGTGTTAAAAGGTGTCATTCCTTTTACCTCAAACATTAATTGTTCTATATCCTCTAAAGAATTTAGACTACCTGCTAACTTCTTGAGTACTATAAATCCACACCATTCTGTATTAGCAGGGCATGAAATGTGAGACTTAGTTATCATAACTAAAACAGCATCAGTAACTAAAAGCTGAGGCAATTTTTTTAATTTCATGTCAATTAAAACGTTGGTACTTTTTTCTTTATAAACAGCTTCCATAATTGTTTTTTTTTATTATTGTGTTTGTAATTGTTCTGTTGATTTTTCTAATAATCTATTCATCAAAGAATAGAAATTCTGTGTTAACTGTATTTTAATATACAGATTATTTAAAAAGGCATCTGGTAATTCTATAAATTCAGATGTATTATACAAAGTTTTTTCCTCAAATGTAGTTGTGTTAATGCTGTAAAAATCTGAAGCGCTTTTTATATCGTTAAATACATTTTTAATTACGTTCAAAGGAATCCTACACACAAGTTCATTACTTTCTTTACTATTATTGGTTTCTTCTTCTTGTGAACTATCGTTATTGACTGTATCTTTTAATAATTGTTTATCTTTTAACATTATTGAAGCAGTTATAAAATAACCTAAACTTTCAATAAGTTTTAAAGATGAATCTGCTTTTTCAAAATGATTTTGTATATGAATATCTAATTTATTATATCTTAATGAAGCGCTTTGTCCTAATTGATGTTTTGACAATATTTGACTTAAATCGTCACATAATATATTAGATTCACAAACTAAACTTGTAAGACTGTCTATAGTCAATCCAAAACAATTAAGAAAATTTAGTAAAATGGTACCTAAAGCAAGTCTTTTATAATTTCTTTTTTTATAAGTACTTTTTACAAAATCTATTATATGCTGTTTATAATAATCTTTTATTCTTCTGTAAGGGCCACCAAAATAGCTCTCTTCTTTTAAAAAATCTTCATATTGTAAATAACTACTAAATATTTCCAGATAATTTAATTCATCATTTATAAGACTTTCTTTTGAATTAACCATTAATTGTAATGAACCTTCTATGTTAACTAAAAATGGCCTCCCATTAGTACAAGCTTTATAAGTTTTAAATTCTATTAAACCTATTTGAGTTGTGTATCTAGCAGATAAATGTGATTGTACATAATGATTAAAATCTAAAGTTTTGCATCCTATATTTAAAAATAAATTTTCTTTGTAATATGAAGAATTATCCATTTTAGAACCAATAAAATAAACAAGACAGTAGCTATAATTATATAAATTAATAGAAAGATTATTTAAAGGATTAATGCTTTTAATAGAACTTTTATATTCTACATCTAATATCATAGTAGGAAAGAAAGCTTTATTATTAGCACCAGAAGAACATTCAATTATATCGTATATAATTCTAATATTAGATTTTATGTTATCTAGTAAAAAAGATGCTTGTAAAAATTTAAAATATTCATGAATTTCATTCCATCTTTTTTCAAATAAACCACTAATACAAATTTTTAATAATTTAATTAAAATACCTTTTATATATTCAAGATTAGTATATAAATAAACTGAATCATAATTAGTCACATAGAATGTTCCTCTTTTAGTATCAAAGTCTTTTGATATTATAACCTCGGTATATTGACCTTTAACCCACACTAATTTGAGTTCAGGGTCAGCTTCTTCAATATAATTACGTACTATACTACTTTTACTTATTTCTATTAATTCACCTTCAATTACTAATATTTTAACCCACTTTTTTATTAAATATTTAAAAACATTTGGATGCTTATAATTTATATATCTTAAAACATCATCACAATTATTTGTATTTATATTAAAATCCATTATTAAATTATAGATAAAAATAAAAGCCCCAGAAATTATCTGAGGCTTTTATCTAATTAATTAAAAAACAATTTAATATCCTGAATGCTTTAAATCACCCTGCACTTTGTTAAGCTCTTTATTTAAAAAAGAATTATCTTCTTTAGTAGCATACGCGCTAAAAGTGTAAAGATTAGTAATTATATTCCGGATTTCATTTGAATTTCTCAACAAAGGTAATGCTTCCGATAATTCATCTTCTAAATTATTTAACTCTTGAATAAAAGCAGAATCATTATCTAATTTAACACATTCTTCTTTTTTATCCTCTCCTTTAACAGGAAGTAATTTTAAAGAATTTAACTTTGTTTCTAAAGCATCTTTACTCATTCGAGTATACCCAGGAACTGCATTTTCTTTAGCTATTTCTTTTAACTCTTTTGTAGTTAAACCTCCTTTAATTTTTCTTGAAGTAACAAACAAAGTTAAACTTTCTTGCTGAGGTAATCTTGCATCAGGTAATTCTAATGAAAGATTACTTCCTCTTATGACTGCTCCTTTGTTTTCAAAAGTAACATTTTTATCTATTTTAAAGATAGCATCTTGAAGTTCTTTAAAAGTAAAAGCTTCAATGTTTTCAAATGTCTTAGGAGAACCTAAAGAAGTGTCAACAATAATAATTTTTTCGTAAATCATCTTTTTTAATTTTGATAGTTTGTTTTTATTTTTTGTGTAGTAACCATAACATAAAATTTTTCGTATTAATTATTCCATAACAAAAGCTATAATCAGATATATCTTTTAGTGACAAAGGTATAAAAATATAAGGTAAATTCACTCTTTCCATAGCAGCTAATCCTGCTTTATCATTGTCAAAAAATACAATAACTTCTTCAAATCTCATTTTTAAAGAATTCATTATATCTTTATCTAATTCAGAATTTTCACTAGGAGGAGCTACAGAGTTATAACCTAATTCATGTAAAACCATTATATCTTTTAAACTTTTAGTAATTATAAGTAACTTACCTTCTTTTGGTAATTGATGGTATCCCTGCCAATCTTTACTCTTTAAATTACTAATCCATTTATATTTTTTAGGTCTTAATAGATTTAATATCTTAAATTTATTTATACCTACCTTGTACACATAGGAATCTTTACATATAAATCTTTTTGTATTTATCCAGTAATATAACAAAGGGTACACTTCATAATATTTTAACGTTTTCAATGAAATACCATAATCAAACCAATATTTTATATTAGTAGAATTCCAATAACCTGTCTTAACCTTAATTATCTTAGTTTTCGTACTAGGAATAGGTAAGTCATTAATTATTACAAATTCTTTATTTTTAATTAAAGTATCTATATTAAAATCATTAGCAATAATATTAAGTGCTTCTGAGTATGTACAATTAAACATACATTTTACAAACTCAAAGCAATTCCCTTTTTTGTTAGTACCAAAATCTTTAAATCTCCATTCTCCAAATTTATATCCATAAATAAAAGAAGGAGTACTATCATTAGTATCTCCTTCTTTTTCGTTTCTTATTGGTGAATTTGATAAAGTATCTGGTTCTATTTTTGAATAATACTTAAAAATTCTTTGTGCAGATACTACTTTTAATATAATTTTAGAGGTTACATTTACTTGTTTTTTAGTAGTAATCACACAATGATTTTTAATTTATAAAATTATTACCAATTGCCGCTTCCAGCATTAGCAGATTCTTCTTGTGCATTACTAACTTCCGTATCAGGATTAATTCCTGTAAACTCTGTAAACACATAAGGATATTCTGCAAATATAATCTTATCTGCCCTAGTAGAATTAGCAATAAAATCTTCAACATAGATTTTCATGAAACTCATATCTGTAGAATACGGTCTTTCGCTCTTTCTATTAAATGCAGATTGATAAAACTTTTCTGCTTTAATTTGCCCTGTTTCCTCATCAATAACCTGTACTTTCCTAATCGTTAAATTTAATTTAACTGTATTATTTGGAATACCTTGCAACATATTGTGCAACTCAGAAAAATTACCTGTAAAAAAGCTTGAAATAGTTTCTAAAACACAAGAATCTCCTTTGCTTACATTAGCAAAACTTTTAATGAATTCCATTAACTGTTCTTCACCTGTATAAGCGGCTCTTATTTTACCAACTTTAAACCAATTTAAATTTTCAGGAATATCATTAACATCGTCTAACCATGTTACAATACCAACCTCATTTATAAATTGCTTCTTCCCTGTAGAAGATACTAACTGACTTTTTAATAAAGTAAAAGAGTGAATCAGGTTTACTTTCGGTTCTCCAGTATCTTCATTAGCTTTATTACTCATGAAAAAATCAATTCTAACAGAATCAACTTCTGTTCCATCTGCTTTAGTGACTTTTTTATGGTAATTTACTTCAGTAAAATTATAACCTAATTTTTTAACTTGTTCTACAGTTGAAGGATTTATAGCTTCTATGTATAAATCACACATTCCTAAAAACTTTTTTCTACTTTCCGAATTTTCGTTTGATTTTGCAGAAACTGCCATAATTTATTGTTTATTAATTTGTTTTTAAAATTTAATCAACTTATCTAACAATATATATGAAAAAAGCAGCTAATATTAATTAGCTGCTTTTTATGTTAACCATTATTTATATATATGAGCAATTAATGGAGATTTGTATAGATAAATTTTAAGATCACATGAATGAATCGTCTTGCTCAACTGTTTCATTTACAGGTGCTGTACTTTCTACAGCTTCCATATTATGCGAATCTACTGTTTCCCCAGAAACGGACTCTTGAACATCATCTACAATATCAAAAGGAAGTGCTTTAGGCCCAGTGCTCTTACGAGTGTAACCTTTAGTCTTACGACCTTTTAATGATTCCAAATTAAAGATAGCCTTAACGTGAGTAGCTTTAATACCATAGAAAGATTGGATACTTCTACCTGAGCCTTCCTCAGTTTCTTGTTTGGTTAGACGTGTATAGCCATCTTCTAGTAATTGAATTACTTTAGATACTGTGATTACAGGTTTTTGGGTTTCATTTTGAACTTCTGACATAATTTTGATTTTTTAATTGTTAATTTTTAAAGTGTAAAGTGTAAAAATTAGACTTGCAACTTTAAGGTAATTTTGAAATCCTCCAATAGCATTATTACCTTTTTGCTTCATCTACGATTCAAAGGTAATAAAATTTTCTGATTGCATCATCAACAATGACTAAATTATTTTCAATTTTTTTTTCATCGAACATTCCTTTAGGAGTTTTGCACGTATCATTCCCCGATGTTTGGGTATATAAAAGGTATTCTGTGCCTTTTTCCTTTGAGATTTCGACCCCTGAATATATAACAATAGAAAACATTCCATCTAAGGTGATCATGGAATCCATGAGCTTCCCAATGGTTTTCATTTTTTGATGCCTTACCCCATCACTATCTGTAAATTCATCGGGGTGAGTAAGATAATATATAATGAGGTTATCTCTGGTGTTTTCTGGTAATTTTGCAGAATCCCATATTTGCTTAGCAAAAACAGACCACTTTTCATAACCTTTAACGTGTACTTTTTGCATAAAAGCAGCAGCAAATACATACTGCCAATCATCCAAAACTACTCTTAATATTTCAGGACGTTCTTCTGATATATATTTAATTGTTTGCGCTATTATTTGAAAATCATCAGTACTTAATATTGTGACATCATCTTTAACGGCAGACTTTACTTTATCATATACTTTTTTATCTGTATAAGGTTCTTTATCTTCAGGCTTATTTAATCTTATTCTTTTATGATTATGACTAAAAGGAAGTGGCTTATTATAAGCCTGTATATAAAACACGTCCTTTAAGTGTTCTGTACTTGTACTTTTTCCTGAACCGCTAGGCCCAACTACTCCGACTCCAATTGCCATTTATTTTAAGGTGTTTGTGAATTGTGTATTCTCTTAATTAAAGAATCTACAGCTAACATTCCTTCTTTATCATCAGGTGGTGGAAGCTCCTTAAAATATGTAGATTGTCCTACAAAAAATAATTGAGTAGTTATAGAAGCTCCTCCACGTCTATTTAATACAGTGAAAAACTCTCTATGATTATCTTTTAAAGGTAAGTGTATGCTATTTTTCATACCTATATTATACCCATTGTACTCAGCGTTACCTATTCTATTAGGCGCATATAAACCATACATACTATCAACATCTTGTTGAGTATTTTTATTAATACCCAAACCACTTGCACTAGGTTTATTCATTGATTGCTTAATTGCATCAATACCTTCTTGACTAGCTGCTTGTTGTTGTATATTAATGATTATGGCATCCCATCTATCTCTTGCTTTAATACAGTAGTTTGAACTAAAATTACCTATAGTTTCCCCTAAAGTTTTATTATTTTCTGTAGTTAATAATCCTAAGTGATCAGTAATAGCTTCAAAAAATAAATCAGGATTATTGGGTTTGTAAGTAATAACAGCTTTATTAGCTTTTTCTTTTATTACGTTATCTGTGTTATTTAATAATCTTTTAGGAATCTCTATATTATCTTTGTCTAAATAAATACCATTATCTTCATGCCATTCTCTTATGTACTTATAAATACCATAAGGATTCCTTATATTATCTATAAATTCAACTTTGGCTAATATTTTTTCTATTTTGGGCTGTAATGCATCTACCAATCTTAATATCTTATCTTCAACAATATAGTTAATAAATAAACTGTCTAATTGCTCTTCACTAATTATAATATGATAATCAGTAAATAATAAATGACAAATTAATTGCTTGACTTTATCTTCCTTACTTATTTCTAAGCTAAAATACTTACAAATTATGTCTAATCCGCAATCAGGATTATTAAGTATAAAATTAATAGGATTGTATACAAACATAAAGTCGGTTATTTTTGTTTTACCAACTTTAGCATTAGCAGTAATTATTATATATCTTCTTTTTTGTAAACCTGCTATGTATTTACTAAATCTATCAAAAGGAAAAGGAATAGCGATCAATTTACCGTTATTCCTTCTCTCTTGATTTTGTTTTATTTCAGATAAAACTTTGTTGAATACATTATATTTTACATTCTGAGGGGTAATAATTTCGCTCATACATTTATAGTATTAAAATCATTATCATTTGATATTTCTTCATTACCATTAAGAATTATCTCTTCACAATAAGAAGCGCATCTACTAGTTTCGATTTTAGAATTGTCCTGCTTAAAAATAAAGTAATCTGCTTTCTGTAAATAATAATATTGAGATTTTGCTTCGCTTTTTATATAAGTAGCGGCTGCTTTTAAAATTAAATCTCTATCTGCGTATTCTGGATACTTTCTAAAGAACCTAACAAACTTATCATAGCATCCACCTCTGTCACCCATGATTCCTACTTTATTACTTAACTTCTTAAATAATAATCTATATTTATCTACAAATTTAAGTAAACTAGGATCTTTATCTGTAAAAATAGCGTATCCTTTTTCAGTAAGCTTAATAGGATCATTTGTTATATAACCCTTATCTTCTAATACTTGCTCCAAACCCTTGTAAGTAGCTTTCTTCTCCAGAAACAACTCTGCTAAATAGTAAAATTCAGTAGGTGTAACGTTGTAGTATCTTAATACTTTACCTGATATAAAAATCTCTGCCATCTTATTCTCTTTTTAAAATTATAATGTTATCAAGTGTTATATCTACAACTTTTTTCTTTCTGTCCTCTTCAACAAAATTAAAAAGTTCATCAGTATCTTTATAATCAGAAGTAGGCTCAATTTTTACTACAAACCCCATATTTACAAGCGCTACATTTAGAATAATTAGTAAACGAGTTGTTGTAATGTTCTTGCTACCTGATAACGTAATAGTCAATTCATTCTTCATAATTTTTATTCTTCTTTTAAAACTATAGTGGTTTTAAGTGGTATGTCTTTAATTGCTTCGTCCATACTATTATCAACTAAACGAAAAAGTTCTTCAGTGTCTTTATAATCAGTGTTAGGAATAACTTCTACATCAAAATTTAAGTTTAAAAGCACCAAATTCAAAATAGCTAATACATGAGTTTTTCCATTGCTTCTATCTCCTGATAAAGTAATAAGCAGTTTGTTTTTCATAAGTTTATTCTTATAATAAGTTTTTCAAATCATTTGGAGTTGAACATACATAAGTATCTATGTTATTTCCCACCATCATATTGTTAAACCATTTCATTTCTTGGGTCTCTCTAGTAACTATTACTATAAGATAAGCTTTCTGTTTATCATCTCTCAATCTTAATATTCTACCAACTCTTTGTATGTAATCTTTTGTTATAGAAAAATAAGAATGCAAGATACCTATTCTAACATTTGGTAAATTAGCTCCTTGTTTTAATTGTTTAAAACTAGCTATGGTCTTTATTTTATTTGTTGCAAAATTCTCTATAATTTCTTCATTTTCTAATTTAGAGTATCTTGAACAAACTACATTTTTTGTAATATTTAATAAAGCATCTAAGCTATTGCCAAATATAATGTGTTTTTCGTCTAACATATTTACAAGCTTTGATACTTTCTTATCTTTACTTGGAAGTTGCCATAGTAAAGCACTTCTTTTTCTGGCCCAAAATTTTATTAGTGCGACTTTTTTATCTTTATCTGCTGGAGTATTAACTTTCATGTAATAAGCTTTCAAAAACTGATTTTGAAGATAATCATAAGCATCTTTTTCACTAGTATAAAATGGTTTTGCCTTTGTACCTGCTTTGATTGTCTCATTTTTAGAATCTAAATCATTATAAATGACAATTAGATTATAGTCACTAATAAGACCTAACCTAATAGCTTCTGATTGTGGCAACCTATAAACAACAGGGCATATCTGATCTAATAAATCTCCTTTGGTAACATTATTTTCTTCTTCTCCAACCACTGTTGCTCTTTCTATTGTAGCAGATAAGCCAACTAATCCAGTATAAGTATTATTTTTATAATATTTACTATATTCATAAGTTAAAGAATCATGTATTTCATCAGCAACTACTAAATCATATACCGTATTTTTTAATTTATACGCACTTTGATAACACATAAAAGTGATTACATAATTTTGAGTTATGGCTTTACTAACCAAAGATTCAAATTTTTTTAAATCTTCCATTATTGTAGCTTCCCTGAGTGTGGTTTCAGCTAAGAATAACAAAGTCAATTTATCATTGCCTACTTTATGAATCTTCATAAATTCAATAGCACATAAAAAAGCAGCAAAAGTTTTACCAACTCCTGTAGCTATTTCTAAAGTACCTACAAATTTATTGTTTACCCAAGCATAACTAGCATCTTTTTGTATTTCTAATTTTATATGATTTAATATCTTACTCATAATTTATATATTTATATTAATGATCCCATTCAAAAGTTATTTTAGGTTCTGCTTTTATGGGTATGGTTGTACAAAATATTCGACCTGCTCTTTCCATACATTCTTTTAAGTTAATAGATACTAATTCAGCTATTTCAACAGGACATTCACAAGCTATTTCATCATGTACTAAATTAACTAATTTAACTACTTCAAAATAATTATTCTCAATTATCCAATCAAAAAAGTATATTGCAGCTATTTTTGTCATTTCAGCTGAGGTTCCTTGTATTGGATAATTAAGTGAATTCCTTTCTATGCCCCCTTTTATTGTATAATATTGCCTTACTAAAGGCTTTAATTCTTGATTAAACACTAAACTATCTGCTTTTTTATGCTTTTTATAATTCTCCCAGAAAGCTTGAGTATCACCAGAATGTATTTTATTATGTAGACGTAAAAAAATATCAAAATCTGATATAATAGTTTTACTATTGGTAACAGCATTACAAGTTATGTATCCATTAGTGAAAGTTTCTTTTATAACTTTATTAAAATACTCTCTTAATTTAGGAAAGGCTTCAAAATAAGCTTTATATACTGAATTTCCTACTTCTAAAGACACATTAGCATTTCTTGCTATAGTTAACCCAACTCCCCCATAATTAATACTAAATCCAGCAGTTTTAGCTAAATATCTCAATTCGGGAAATTTATCTTTTACTTCAGATTCTAAGGTATCTAACAATTGATCAGGAAAACACAATTTAGCTACATAACTATGCATATCATTTTTTCCTGGCCTTTGATAAAAAGCTATTAAATTAGGTTCTAATGATTTGTTAGCTAATACAATTTGTTCTTGTCCACTATAATCACCAACTACTAATGTATTACTTTCAAATTGTGCACTAAAAGCTCCTCTATGTCTATTATCCCTAGGTATATTTTGTAAATTAGGATAATCCTGATCTGTTTTTCTTTTTGATTTCTTTCCAGATGAAATTCTACCAGTATCTAATATTTGATTAAATGTAGTATGAATTCTATTTGTTGCTAAATTGATATTTCTTAAAAAACTATAACCATAAGTAGAAACTAATTTAGCTTGCTTACTATAAGATAAATATAATTTAACTAATTCAAATTCATCTTTATACTTAGTTATATGTTTTTGATCTATTGATTTTTTTACTTTTCCTTTTTCATATACATCTACAGGAATTTTAAGATGTTCAAAAAGCTTTATTACTTGTTGTGAAGAACTCCATAAAACATTACAAGTAACATCATCACCTTCTTTAAATAAATCTAATTGATTATCTATAAATTTACTTCCTGGACAATTGTCAACTACAAAACTATCCAAAGATTTCAATTTTTTATCTAATAAATCATCATCTTCTTTACATTTTAAGCCCCATTTAGTTTTATCCAAATAAAATCCACAATGCATAGTATATGCTAAAGGAATTACAAATCTATTTTCTAAAGCTGCATATTTAGTTAGTTCTTTCTCTTTAAGTAATGCATTTTGTTTTTGCAATATTAATTCAAGATATTTCACATCATCTGCTGAATACCTTATAACTCTATCTGATAATCCTTCTCTATGTATACTCCCTCTTATAGATTTATCTAAATCTACCTTAATATATCTTCTAGTAACTGCTTCTAAAGACTTTCTTACTGTATAATCACCTCTATTTAATACAGCTTCATTTAAAAATGTATCAACTAACTTTCTTGGAATTAAAGGAAAAGTAAATCTTAAATCAAATGCTGCATTATGCATTATTATAGTTGATTCAGATTTATATATCTTTTCTAAGAAAGGTTTATAATTTACTGTATCTGTATCAATTACATATTGATTTTTATAATCACCTAATTGTATACATATTAAAGGCTTAGTATGATGATCTAATCCCATAGTTTCAGAATCAAACCCTATAAATGGTATTTTAATTAAATACTCATAAGCTTGATTTAAGCTACATAAAGATATACCACTATTATGTGGTCTATCAAATAACTCTTTTTGATTAGTTATCAAGTGTATCATCTATTTTTAATTCTCTTTTAGTTAAAACCGCACATAAATTATGAAATGAAACAAAGCAACTTAAAATTCCAATTTCTTCTACTTTATTAGTATTTTCATCTATCCTTTTTAAAAAAAAAGGTGATCCTAAAATAGTAGAAAAAAAATCATTCAAATTACTTGATACAGCATTAAGTATTTCAATCCGTAAATTATAACAACTCCTTACTATAAATTCTTGAGTGTTTTCATCAAATTCATGTAAATTTAAAACAATAATATTTCTAAAAAAAGTAGCATCTTCGTATGCGTTTTTCATCATGATTTTCTAAGTTCTATTAATTTTTTAATTACACTATTTATAAAAATCTCTGCTTGGCTATTACTAATAAAATAATTGCCTCTTTCCCATCTTTCAGTATCCATTTCATCATGCTGTTCTACAGAAGAACTTACTTCAAAAAATGAAGTGATAAAGTAGTATTTATCACCAAGTTGACTCCTAATTATGTTTTTCAAAATTTCCATTAGATAAAATTTTTCATAAAATTACTTATATTTTTTCAATTAATAAAATACTTTTTATAATATTAAAAAGATAAGTAATACTACTATTGTTATCTATAATATAATCAAATTCTGCATTATCCAAAGCTGTTTCAGATTCATG